GACGGGCCAGAACCCCACAATAGATGCGCAACAACACCGGGCGAAGGATAATCCTCATGGTCAGGGTCGGCAGCGGGCGCATCGAAATCAACCATGTGCCGCGCAATCCACGCTGCAATACGAACCCATTTATCGGCGGTAACTGTTCCGTTCACCATCGCACGTGCTTCGCGCACGGTACGGTCAACCAAACCATCACCGGCCAACCCCTCCTCGTAATACTTCAACCCCTGCCGTGCCGCGGCCCTCATGTATGCCGGCGGTTCAAGGTTCACCTGTCGTAGCTCAGTGTAACCGCGAAGGCTGGCAATCTTGGTCAATGATGTGAACCTGTGACCAACTTTCACGTCAGTTGCGTTCCAACCGTCATCACCTTCACGCCACACAACAATCAAAGCCGCCGGGTCATCGGGTGTACCGTTCACAACAAAGTCACTGTTCGGTACGTCAATCTGGCCGTCACGGACAATGCGTTCAATCTGTCCACGTGCGGTACCGCCGCTACTGTTCCACGAAACAAAGTCGCCAACGTCAAGCTCATCAGGTTCAGCCCTGAACGTGCCCTGATATTCGCCACCGGGTTCCATGTCCTCTGCAATGCTGAGCGCAACCATTTGCGCAATAGCGTCATCTTTGTTTGGTTGACAGTTGACCAACGAGCCGCCCTCTTTTACGACAGCCCACGCGGGACAGTCGGGGTGCTGGTCGGAAATGTAATACGGCATCAGTCGTTCCTCCGCATGTCAAGTACTTGCACAATCAAACCGTCAGGCGTTGACGTAGCCCATAGTTCATCGTTAGGTGCCAGGTCAACGTAAATAGTTTGGCCCGGGTCAATGTGCATACCACTAGCGGTGCCCGCTGATGCTGAACCACCTGCTACCCAGATGTACTCGTTTGATGATTTTGTAGCGTTGTGTAACGCAACACGGTGCGGCATATTATCTGCGCCGACAATCCTTTGAGCAGTCGTGTCACTGCAAGTAACGTTCCGCGTAACAATAGCCATCAGTCAACCTCGTAAACAGACTCAGGGTTTACCGGGTCAATCTGTGCAACCTGTTGCAACTGTGAACTCGGTAGGCCAGTGTGGTCAATAGGTGGCAACTCCATAGCGGTAAGAACCTCAGCCGGGTCGAACCCAGCATAGACAAGTGCCTGCGCCATTTTCACCTTCTCGCCACGGGCTTTTAGGTCAGCTGCGTCAATGTTGACGTTTGCCAACGGTACGCGCACTGTGTCGGCGGCCATGTCGTCAATAGGCCTCAAGTCTTCAAGCGCCCTAACGTCGTTGATGGTTAGGAACCCTGACTGTAGCCCTGTGCTGTATGCGCTCATGCGGGCTTGAATGTCAGCACGCAACAACCCGTCAAGGTTGAACTTCACAAACGCGTTCTCCCCATTAGGGTACCGGCTCAGTAGCGGGCTAAGCGAGCTTTCGATTTTTGTAATGATTGGCCTCAGCCCGTGAGTAACCCAGGCGAGGTTAGTTTGCTCAACACTCGCGTAACTGTTGGTTCCAGGTAGTGCAAGGAGGTGCGGGGGTACGTTGAAAGCGCGGGCCACATCTTCGACAGCCATGTGCCGCGCCTCAATGACCTGCGACTTCTCTGGGTCGGTTTGTGTTGGTTTGAACACAGCGCCACCACTGAGCACGCCGGTGCGGTGACCCTTTCGCCAACCTTTGTGTCGTTTGTCGAAACCGAGGGCGAGGTTTGACGCCTGCTCAGCTGTCAGGTTGCCGGGGAACTCGATAACGCCGGTCAAGTTTGTGCCCTGACCGAAGAAAGTCGCCGCGAACTTTTCGAGCGCGAGAGCTAATCCGAAATTCTCTTTTAGCGCCTCAACGCGGCTAACACCCTTCACGCTACCGGGGCGCAACACGTCAGGGATAAACACAACCTCCTCGGCGGTGAGTGGTTTGTTCTCACCTTCAAGGGTGAACATCAAACGACCCAAGCCGTTACGTTTCACCTCAACCTGTGTGGGGTTGAGTACGACCAGGTTCACAACCTCGCCACGCGGGTTACTGAATACGCGAATGTAAGCGTTGCCGTCAAGTAGCAGCGAAGTGATTACGGCACTGTAAAACGCTTCACGCGGCAAGTCAATGTCGGGCTGTGTTACCCACGCTGGCCGCGGTGTGAAGAAACGGCGTTGGCCTTCTTCGCGCACATACGCCTCAATGGGCAACGTGCTAATCGTGTCAGCGATGAGGCTGATGGCCGAGAACACAGCGTTGACCTGAAATACAGTTTTGCTGTTGATGTTCGTGCCGGACTCATTACCGAACGCAATAGTGTCGCCGGTTTCAAAAATTGTCTGAAAGTCAATCGCCCGCTGGTCGAACAGTTTGTTGAATACCATTTATCGCCCTATCGCAAACCCAATAAGAATCATGAACGCCCCGCCTACAATGAGGCCCGCCGCCGGTAACAATAGGGCTGCGCCGGCTGTAATCGCTACGGCTCCAGCTATCTGCAAGGTTGTTGACATTTCACCTATCCGAAGAACTGAGGTACGACTTCTTCTATTCTACCCACCGTCGCTCTATCCACTGCCAGCACGGCGGCCACCGCACCGTCAATCTTTCTCGGGCTGTGCCGATTTTCTTTCACAATGCGTGGCCCCAGGTTATCAACTTTAGTGACAGCGTTAGCGAGGTGGCGTGCTAGCACCGGGTTACCGTCTTGGATAAGCCTTTGCTCAACAACAGCGTCATAAAACTTAGCGCACGCCGGCACCATACGTCTGGCCGAAGTTGACGGCCATTCGACAATCGGCACACCCTGTTCTTCAAGTACCATCATGCTGCGTTGCCACCTGAACGGGTCACACGCAACCTCGCGCACCTTTGGAAAGCGTTTGCAGAAATCTAAAATTGTTTGCTCAACGTCTGCAATGTCAACCCGCCACGTGTCATCATCGTTTTCCAGGTCTTTCTCCCACGCCTTCACCATAAACACCTTCACCGGGTCATCACCCTGTGGCACCACAGCCCCCACCACCACGGACGCGTCACCACTGAACGACCCGTCAAACGCGAGCACAATTTCGTCATCAGGTGACGGTTCGAACGTTTGTTCGCATTCTTCCCACGCCCCTGCCGGCAACCAACTCAAGGCGCTACTGACCCACTGATTGCATCGCTTTGTACGGAACTGTGGTTCGGGTGTACGTTTCACCGCGCTTTCAAAGTCGCTAGGCGCATTCAGGTCACCATAGCCAGGGTTAGCCTGCCGCCACGTTTCAGGGTCACGGTGGTCACCGTCGGCCTCCCACCACGCCATAAAGAATGTCGGGTCATCTATTTCACCGCGAGCGATTTTCTGTCCGTACTGATACAAACTGTAGGCAATGGAATCACGACCAGTGTTATCGCTTTTCACACCGGCTGTCGTAATCGCTACCAATGTTGCGAGGCTACCGCGAGAACCCATCGCCAACGACATCACGTCAAAGAGGTCACGGTTCGGCTGTGCATGAAGTTCATCAAAGAGAACGAAGTGCGGGTTCAGGCCTTCCTTTGAATACGCTTCAGCAGATAGCACGCGGTACACCGAACCCAGCTTCGGCACCTCCACTGCGTCACGGTATAGCTTTGTGATAGCTGACAGTTCAGGGCTGGCCTCGATGGTGCGCTTAGCGTCAGCGAACACGATACGGGCCTGCTCTTTTTCAGCAGCCACCGAATAAACTTCACCACCACGGGGGCCGAGTATCAAACTGTAGAGCGCTAGCACTGACCCGAGCGCCGACTTGCCGTTCTTTCGTGGCATACCTATCAGATTGGTGCGGTGCCGTAGCCCGTTTTCGTCGTAGGCGAATATGTGTTCGATTAGCGCTTTCTGCCATTCACGCAACACGAGCGGGTCACCGGCTTTACCAGCGACACTATCTTTTGTGATGATGCCAAACGTTTCAGCAAAGTCAATAACAGTGTTACCCTCACCGTTCACTACTGCGTCAATCGGTACGGGTGTTAGCCACTGTGGGTCAGGAACGTCATCGCCGAGCATAAAACTCTTCTATAACCTTCCTCGCTAGCGCCTGATTAGCTTCGGGCCTTTGCTTTAGTCGTTCAAGGCACACATCGCGGCCAGGGTCTAGGTCAATGATACGGGCGTTCATGGCGCGGTAACTGGCACGAACGTCAGGTGACGGGTCGGTGTGGATAATCCAGTAGCCACGGTACCGGTCACCCTGTGCCACAGCGAGGGTCGCTTTCACTGCCGCCCGCCGTGCTTCACGGGCAACGATACGAACCTTCTCATCGTAGTCGTGGCTTTGTGTGCCAGGGGTTGTAACGGCGAGCGCAATCTTGTCCATGTCAACAACAATGTCGCCATGTTGCCAACGCTGTTCGCAATACGTTGATTTACCGGAGCAGGGTGGCCCCGTCACAACCGTAATCATTTTTAGCGCCTTTCAGCGCGGCGCGACATCAGCTCTTCAAGTTTGCTCTGAGCCTTCACCTCAGCTACACCCAGGCGGGAACGGTCAGTCGGTGTGAACCCCAATAGTGACAGGTTGTTGATGATTAGTGACTCAAGCGCACGCAACGCCCGCCGGTCTTTAGGGTCACCGTCACGCATCACCTTAGCGCGAAGGTTCCAACGTTCATCAACCATTTCACACGTCATAAGAAGCAGCTCAACGTCAGTGTTAGGGCTAATCCAGTTCGCCCCCATATCCCACACCTTGTCCCACAAAGCGCGGCCAGGTTGCAACAGTGGCCGTTCCGGTTCCGGTGCCTCAGTGACAGCCGGTATCAGTTGCACCGTATTCTCGTCAGGCAATGGCCGGCGGCCAGGGTTACCGAGCAAACGTTTCTGCTCAGTAGGTTTCGGAGGTCTACCGTTATGCACCATCGGTAGCCCCTACAACTTGGAGCCCTGAGGTCGGGTTTGCACCGCCTTCTCCTGACCGGAAGTCAGGCGCATCGCTAGTAATGCTTTCAGGGCGTACCCCACGATACAGTGTTGCGCCCATTTCTTCAATCTGGTTGAACGGCAACTCCGGTACCTTGAGCCTGCTACGCCACTCAGGGTCAATGAAATACACATACCGAAGCTGGTAGCCGTCAAGTACTTCCCAATTTTTGAACTCATCTTTGAGCATGAGGTGGTACGCCTGCATGGTGTGCATTACCTCACCTGTTACCGGGTTGCGGCGTAGCGCCTCGCTTTTACGGATGTCGGTTAGCACGAAACCACTGGCACGGTAGATGGTTCCATCGCCGCACTGTGTTGCGTCAGCGAAACTGACCACCCATTTTATGTGCGGATAGTTTTTGCGGATATAACGCATCGTGTAAGCAATGGCTCGGCTTTCACTATTGCGGGGTAACCAATCAGCAAACGCCATACGGTTCAGTTCAATAAAGTCGTTCCAGCCCGTACCCTCAACGAGGTTCATCATCGTTTTCTTGACCATGCTCGGGCCGAACTGCATCGCACCCCCACACACCCCGTTCAGGAACACGCCGAAATGAAGTTGGCTGTTTGGCACAACTTTGCCGCTGTAGTGAAGGTTCTTGATGATGCGGTTAGCGTCGTTAGCCTTGATGGGTTTGATGATGATGTCTTTTGCGCTAGCCATCAGCCGCCTACCTTTGTGGAGGCTACCGGAATTGAACCAGTCTGAGCGGCACCTGCCGAGCCCCCGTGTGTGACCCATTCTTGGTCACGCCTAAAGATAGCAGATGTTTTCGGGAACGGTTGTTGCAGCTTAGTGAGCCGGCGGCGCATTCCTTTGTTCAATGGGTACGCGTAGAAGTAACGATGTGCGTCAATTATCTGGCCAGGGCCAAACAACTCTTCGCCAACCTGTTGCGGTGTTTTCCCTTTGGCATCAACGCGGCCAAACCTCATAGGGGCGATGATGTTTTTGTACTCGCCCGCCTCGGTGAGGTAGAAGTCGCTACTCGGTTGCGCACCGAAATATAACCACCCGCTCGCCTGATACACAATGCCGCAATCATCTTTGCAACCGCCCGCGTGAGTGACAACGAGTTGCAAGTCGTAGTCGCGTTGCAACTTTTTCAGTATCCGTGACAGCACATAGCTTTCAGTGTTGTGCCCATAGTCGTCACTAATCCACAACCTTTGCATCTCAAGGTAATGGTCACGGTCAACACCGTAGGCGAGCTTTGCAATTTTCTTATCGGTTTGCGAACTGTAACCGAACACGCATATACCAACAAGCTGGCCGTTATCCATCAAGGCGATGTTCACCTTCGCGCCCTGCGGATATGTCCTCATGTAGTGCTTTGTTTCGCACACCCGTTTCGCCGTGGCACGGTCACAATAAACAAACTCAATATCCTCAAACGCGGCCACTGTTATACCAGTCACAGATGAAGGCGAGCGCGTTAGCGTTACCGTTATCGTTTAGTTCAGAACTAATCTCCTCGTTTAACTTTGCGTTGGCAATGGCTTGCCGTACTAGCTCAGCCTGCTCAGTGTGCAACGTGAAGGTTATCTGTTCCATGTCACCTTTGCCGCCTGCTTCAAGTTTCGGCGGCTCAACCTCTTGCACCTCAAACACACCCAGGTCAGC